GAGGATATTTCCTCAATGCCCTTGAACTTGGTCACTGGTGACTCAAATCAAGGTCAAGTGATTCACGCACGAGTCATATTCAGGAGGAAGCGCCATGCGCTCACTGCGACAAGGAGACCTAGCCAGTCACCCTGATTCTGATCGCCACCGTGTTAACCGCAATCGATCTGGTATCGATTACCTTGGCCAGTATGGCGGGAATGCACGCGTACGTACTGAACTGAGAAGGTTCGGACGTAAGGAAGGGATCGTTATCGATTACGGGAACTACGCTCTTGCAAAAGAGTTCTTTCCTGACATTGATATCGTACCGGAGAGGGACAACAAAAGTGAGTGGTCCCCAACATCCATCCTTCGACCCCTCGGACGATACGGGAGTTACGTTCCCGAATCACTTGTTGCCACGATTTGTGGCATCGAACGAGGAGGAAGACCCTGCGACGAATGTCAACGGTCGTATCATCCCGCGGGCAGAAAGCGCGCTCGAGAGAGCACGTTTGAAGCGAGTTCCACCGCCCTTGGAGGAGTCGGTACCTCCGCCAATGATCGATCCCACAATGCGGTTCTTGGGGGAGAGATCTGCGAGGCAAGGCGAGCTGCAGTATCCTGCAGACGAAGTGGAATACCGCGTCAGGGTACTTCCGACGCCGCAAGACCCGAAGTTTATGGGCGCGCAGTTTCTGCAGTCCTACGAACAGCGGGTGGAGGCTCGAGAAGGCGAGCGCCTCTTGAATGGAATCAGGTTTTGGACGATTATGTCCATCCTACTTCTTATTCTGGCGCTCCTTACTTCTGTTCTAACGCAGAAGTCCCACGTGATAGGATCATCGCGGACTGTACTGCAATTGCAGCTGGGAGAAGGGTACTCCAACCTTTTCTTGCTGGCAAGCGCGTTCAGCATGGGGAGTTTGTACCGAAGGGTCGTCTTGTATGGATGGCTCCCTTGGCTACGACTGTCCTGGCTACTAGCTTCGCGAAACCCTGCTACGAGGGCTTGGTGGGACGGGAGTGCTTCGCGTTCGGCCAGACGTACAGGTCGATCGGAGCCACAACTGTAGCAATGCAGTCTCGGAAACGGTACGTCTATTGTATGGACTGGTCCGGTTTCGATGCTACATTGTCTGCGCGGCTGATCGATGATGTGTTTGGAATACTCAAAACGCATCTCGACTTGACTGATGATCAAAACAAATTGCTCAATGTTTTGATCAGCGATTTTATCCACTCCCGCATTATTCTACCGGATGGTAGTATGTGGCAGGTACACCGGGGTGTCCCCTCTGGTTCGGCCTTCACATCACTGGTAGATAGCGTAGCGAACCTTGTCATCCTCCAGTATATCTGGATTCGACTCACCGGACATGAGATCGACATACGTGATGTTTGCGTATTGGGTGATGACAGTATCGTCGCGTCCAACTGGTTCCTTGAAGAGAGGGACATTCAGGGTGCGGCCCTTGAACTAGGGATAGTTCTGGGTAAACCGTTTGTGCGTGTCAAACGGGGCGAGAGGGTGCCATTTCTCGGGCACGAGTGGAAGTGCGGACGTCCGTTCCGTAGCATGAGGGACATCATTAAGCGTGAAGCTCTTCCAGAACATTGGAATCGCTGGCTTAAAGACCCTCGCTACAGTCTGCTGCGTAGGTACTCATTTACTGCTGATTGCAGTGAAGGGTACATGTTCTTCTTCGCAGTAGCCCGAAGACGAAGCGGATCGATAGAGGATATCATTCTAAATGAGATCTTCTGTATAGACCTACCAAGTCTATTTCCGTTGCTTACACAACGTGAAATCGAACGCGCAGGTCCTGGCCGTCATGAGTTCAGGGGAAGAGTAGAGCATAGTTTGAGTTATGAACTTGCTCCCTGGTCCAACAACCGG